GCCAAAGTGCCTGATGATGTGATAGGAGAGCCAGCAACTGAAACTATGCCACCAGTAAATGACTGGGCTACAGAAGTCACTGTGCCGCCAGTACCCGTTGCGGCAATTGTAATTGTTCCACTGCCGTTGGTGATGGTCACACCAGTTCCAGCCGTCAGCGTTGTTTTTGCCAACGTATTGCCAGTTGTGTTACCAATCAACAATTGACCATCGGTGTAACTGGTCTGACCTGTACCGCCGTTAATCACAGGCAAAGCCGTACCCGATAGAGTTACAGCCAATGTGCCAGATGTTGTAATAGGTGAGCCAGCAACTGACAAAAATGCTGGAACACTCATTGCTACGCTTGAAACTGTTGCCGTTGAGCCTGCACTACTTGCAAGTAACTTTACAGTGCCTGCGCTGTTTTTGAAGTACAGCTTTTCGTCAGTTGTGTTGAGTGCTAACTCGCCAGCAACAAGATTTCCAGCAGACGGTGTTGCCGCCGCAGTGCTACTGAAGTAAAGAGATATGGGCGTAAAGCCTGCTTGTGCCATTAGAATGTTCCTCCGAAGATGCCAGTTGTTGCCGTCACTGTCGTTGCGGCTACAGTAGTAAACGCACCCGTGTTTGTGGTTGTAGCGCCAACAGTTCCGTTAATGTTAATCGATGCAGTACCCGTTAGGTTTGTAACTGTACCGCTTGATGGAGTACCTAGCGCACCATCAAACGCAACAAAAGCGCCAGCAGAGCCTACGTTTATGCCAAGGGCGGTGACTACACCTGTGCCTGTTGTGTTGCTTGTTAGACCGCCTTGACCATCATTTGTTAAAAGTTGACCAGAACTTCCAACGGGTGTTACAACTCCAGTAGTTGATGCTGTGCCAAGCCCACTTGTAATAATTTGCCACGCACTACTATGAGCGTAGTATAGTTTTCCAGTAGAGTGCAAGTGAGCAACTGCGCCATGATATGGCCCAGCGGCTGGCAGTGTGCTTGAAAAATAAAACGGAATAATTGAGCCAACACTTGGTGCAACAATTGCGCCATCATCAGCAACAGTCACCAAACTGTTTTGTATAATTTTTCCAGTTGTAAGATCAAACCTTGCAATTGCGTTATCCGTTGCAGAGGCTGGGCCAACCACATCACCTGCACCAGAGGGGGCAGACCAAACGCCATCGCCGCGCCAAAACGTAGAAGCAGATGCAGAAGTTCCTGAGTTAAGGTTGGTGACAGGCAGGTTTCCTGTGACATCAGTCGTTAGAGACACCGCTCCAAAAGTAGGCGCACCGCTTGCATTTCCATGAAGCACTGTGGTTGATGTGCCTGCGGCAGTGGTAGCCAAAACAGTCGTAGACGAAGCATAAGTTATGCCGTATTGCGTAAATGCCGACGTAGCACCTGTACCGCCATTTGTGTTAGCCAGAGTACCCGCCAAGATAATTGCGCCTGTAGATGCGGTGCTTGGCGTAAAACCAGTAGTGCCTGCACTAAAAGTTGTTACACCCCCAGCCGCACCACTTGAAGCCGAAGTAATTCGACCCTGCTGGTCAACCGTTATATTTGCACTCGTGTACGCGCCGGGCGTTACCGCCGTATTAGCAAGATCAATTGTTCCTGTGGAGGTGATTGGGCCGCCCGTCAGCCCTGTTCCCGTAGCAACAGAAGTAACACCAGAACCTAATGCAAATGACGTCCAAGCACCGTTGTACCCTTCAAACAAGCCCGTCGTTGAGTTGTAACGAATGTTTCCTAGCGTAGAGGATCCACGTTGCCCAGTTGTTCCAGCTGGCACAACAACGCCACCAGTTCCCGGCAGTATAGGGTCGCTTGTAATTGCAAGCGTAGGATTGCCTGCGCCATTGCCATCAGTAACAGTAATCTGATTGGCAGTGCCAGTAATTTGACGCCCTGCAATTGTGGTGCCACCTACAATTGCAAGCATACCCGTGCCAGACATGTTTGCAATAGCCGCAGCAATGCCAGTCAGTTGAAAAGTTGGATTGCCTGATACACCACTACCATCAGTAATTGAAATACCATTGCCTGTAGCCGTCAGTGTTCTAGGGGCTACAGTTGTGCTACTTGTTTTAGCAACAATGCCTGTGCCTGCAGCTTCTAAACTACCTGATGCGGCATTTAACGTTATTTGCAACGTAGACTGCGCACCGCCATCAACTAATCCTATGCCTGTGCCGCCTGATAGCGCGCGGCTATTAGCCAGTGTAGGCTCTTGGTTCTTTGTTAAGAACGTTGCAGTTAGTGCAGGTGATGCTGCAATGGCGCCTGTAGTTGTCTTGACCGTAACACCATTCTGCACAATCGGCACTGACTCGGTACCTGTGATTGCACCTGCTGCTGGTAGTTGCGTAATTTGTATATTGGCCATATTACGGACTCAGGTTGTCAAGGTTGCCATTAGTCTCAGGATCATCAGTATTTTGCTCCGGCGAGATATTGTACGTATTATAAGGCCCAGTGATCAACGAATCTTGGTTTGCAGCTACACTGACATCAGGCCTTGGAAATCTAAGTGCAATCTTTTCAGGCTGCCGCGCTGGTAAACGGTATGGGTCAAACTGATCTCTGCAGCCATGATCACAGACTTTTAAGCCCGGATTATTGCCATCAGGCATCAGTTCAACATACGCTCTCTTCATGTGACACCTGTCACAAATTGCAATACTTAATACCGCATTGCCAAGAGTATCTAGCGTACGTGGCATACTTACCTTGTATAGTAACTAATATTGGGAGCAAAGTAAATTGGACTCTTGTCTCTTTCTTCTTGCTCAGCAATATTCCAATACTTTTCAGCTTGCCCTTCAAGGTAAGAGATACGATCCCCTTGAACTGTAGGTAGCTCCATGGCCATCTGATGCGCGAGCATATTCTGAATGGCCAGATACCATCTCTGAGGAATTTCTATCTCACCTGATAAATCACCTACATCTTCAATTTGCCGATGTCTCCAGACCACGATTTGTGGAGCGTATGATGATGGCGCGGGCCAAAGATACATTGCAGGCTGCGGAATGTTGCGGTCAAACCAAAATTGCAACGGGTAAGCGCTAGTAAAATTCTTGTTAGGCAGGTTGGTGTAGTCATCACGATTTAAACGAGCAAGTGGAATTTCAGTGGCATTTGAGCCAAAAACCACCTGATAAACACCCATATTAGAGCCTGCTGTTTGCAAGATTCTCCAATACGGCGTGCTTGCTGAAGGCTCTAAGTCGTAGTAAATCCATGTGCCTGCAACCCAAGTAACTGCTCCGGGCGCATAAACCGTTGTCCAAGTCGTGCCATTGGTAGAAGACTGAATTAAGAGGGTCACTGAGCCGGATATTGCCGGTAGTATACCCACGGTCCCCATGTAGATGTCATTTCCAGACCCGTTGTTGATGCCAATAAAGCCCGTGTTAGTGGTTAACTGGCAAATGTTGGTGTATATACCATCAAAAGCGTTGGCTGCAACGCCAGAAGAACTATTTCCACCAGTAGTATTGGCAGTGACTGTTCTGTAATTAGAATTCAAAACATCTACCGTGCCTGTTGGCAGGTAGTAAACATACTTTTCAGGATTGAGACCTATAACTGTCTTGTCAATACACCAGTACTGAATTCCACGATTGGCAAGATTGGAAAGCACGTAGTAAAGACTATCCTTTGACGACCGTACTTGCTCAGAGGTCAACTCTTCAGCCAGCTTGCCGGCGCGTCTAGCGCCGTGATCAATCAGATTTTGAACCGTGATTGTTGTTTGGCCAACTGTTCCACTAGTGCTCATACATTACCACCCAGGACAATTCCAACGTTTAAGAGATGCGGCCTTACGAGTAAGCTCGCCTTTTTCATCGCGCTTAGGCCCCGGCATTCCAGACATTCTAGCGCAGAATGAATCCTTACGACCTTGATCAGCTTTAGTTTTTGGGTTAGGCGCAGGCGCTTTAAGATTGGCGCCAGTTGCACGATTAAACTTATCGCGGCCTTTTTGCGTTAATCCGGCGCCTTGACTTGTAGGTAGCTTCTCACCACGAGAGACCGAGAGTCTAGGGTCACCGCCATCTTTCATTTTGGCTGTTTTGGCTGACTGCTTAAAGTCTTCAGCCGTTGGCGCGCCTTTGCTACCCACTCTGCGCATTTTCTCCCCAGAGCCTTCAGCGATTCTTTCACGTTTTGCATGAATGTTAGCATATAAACCGCCTTCTTTAAATTTCTTGCCTTTATCAGCCTTGACAAACTCTTTGCCAACTTTTTGTGGAACACCACCAAAGCCGCCTTTTGTGTGAGCGGCGGCTTGCATTAAACGATGCTGGGCTGGTGATTTGCTTGGCATAATTAGTTATACCCTTTGACCATTTCCAAAATGCACCAATAGGTGTCACCAGAAGATGCATCAGCCGTGCTAAACACAATGTCACCAGTAGAACCAGCACCGCCGTTGTTAGTAATACCGCCAAAGCCTGACATGTCAAGCGTCTGCGTGGCACCGGGCGAGGACAGAAAGAACGGCACATCTGTTGTGGCGTCCCAAAGCATTCTGACTTCCATGCCATGATTGGCAATATAAATTT